TTACAGCAAATTTATATATATTACAGCAAATTTATATATATTACAGCATATTACAACATATTACAGCAAAATGCTGTCTTATGCCAAACAAAAATTGAAATGGGGTCGGAAATCATCCACCGCATATATTACCATATCCCACAATGTCTCGTATTGTTGCTACTATTGTTAGACCCGACGGTCGTATCGTTGATGTTGATGTGGATGGAAACGAGGTTTTTGGGGAACCAGTTCCAACTGTTCCAATCAGGTTCGTAGATTCAATCAACTCGTGGGAGATTGATGCGGATGGTAATGTTTATGATGGATTAACTGGAGAATCAGTTGGAGTTTATAATATTACACAGTATAAGTGGATTGTTCGTTATGATGATGATGAGACTTGCCCCTCAGGAATTCACATTCCTGAGTTCGTTGGCTAAGGATTACAGAGGATTACAGAGGAAAATCAAAGGTAAGTAAAAACTAATTATAACAGCAATAACAGCAATAACAGCATTATACAACATTATACAGCATTATTGTTGTTATTGCTGTATTATTTAGCAGAAAAATTGAAATCGAATCGGAATCCAATCCCATACTCACAAGGCAAAAATGGCTAACGCTATTGAAATCAAGAAGAATTACGAAGGCAATGGTAATCCCAAAGATGGCGGATACTATTATTGGACCTTTTTTAGGACCAAAGTAGATAACAAGGAAATTATGGAAAGAGAGTTAAGTTGTCCTTTTTGGGTTATGAGAAAGGAAGGTAAGAAACGACATGTATGCGGTAAGACAATTACCTTAGCAGTTGAGAGAGTTAAGGATTTGAGTGAGTTATATACTAATATTAACCCTTTAGCCAGTGAGTTATTTGATACTTTAGTCTCGGGTCATTGTTATATAGTGTTCGAGAAACCTTATGTTTCAGATAAGGAGTATATTGTTATTACAAATTTAATGAAAGCCCAACTTCAAGCAAAAGGGGCAACTGATAGGACATTTAATTATTAATACTATTTTACCTAACAGCAATAACAGCAATAACAGCAATATTGTAAATGAATTAAAAAAAAATTGATTTACAATAAAATTGTTTTCCCATAAGCATACCAAGCATACCAATGGCGAACCCTTTTTTAATCGAAGACATTAAAGCGAATATTCTTTCGTTTTTCCATCCAAAACCATTTGCGATTGAGTATGGTAAATATGGTAAAAAGAGAGTAATCACTAAAGGAACCACAACCATTTTAAGACGTATTTATCTGCGTAAATGGTCTTTGGATTGTTTAAGGTTGAAACTTTGGGAAGACTTTGAAAAAATTTTCCCCAATGGATTTCCTCAACATAAAGTTATTAAAAGAAGTAAAAGAAGTATTGAGGCAGTTAAAGAAGTTATTATTAGTAATAAGACCTTTTATATTTATAAAGTTAAAAGTCCTTTGAAAGATATAACAGATAAAAAGGAAGACAAACATTGGGTTGAGTATTATATGGTTAGTCGTATAGAAATGAAAAAACGCGATTTTTGGCCTGAAATGTTTATGTGGAAACAACACACTGTTTTTTTAACAGAATTCCACGAAGTAATAGATACAGAACTATTATTAAAATTTTTTAACAATATCGCGTATGATTCTTATTACTCTTGTATGTTTTAGGGAATTTCATATAAAATACTTGTTATTTTAGTTAAATTATAACCAGTTGCTTTCATACAATCATTCATTATGGCTTCATATACTTTATACCTATCCTTCATTTTTTTAGGAAATTCAACATATAAAGGTTTATAAATTGGAAACAGCATATCTACAGCAAATTTATAATTTAATAATTTTGTCTTATTCTTAACAGCATAAAAATTAACTAATGACTTGAAATCAATATTTTCAATCTGTAATACAGTATAAAGTGAATCTGTTTCTTCTTCAATGTAATCGCACATTTTTTTACAAATATACTTGGTGTAATATTTTTAAACCTTTTTGTAAAACTTCTTTCTCAGTGGAACCAGTGGAACCAGTGGAACCGTGGAACCGTGGAACTTTGAAAAAGCATGGTTTTCTCTAAAAATTTTTTATTTTTTTTTTTTTTTTTTAAGAGGACCTATAAATACGGTTCCATTGGTTCCACCAGTTCCACTGGTTCCACTAGGTAAATAATTTTACTAAATCTTAAAGTTTAATACTGCTTTCCAATAATCATTCTTATCCTCATTATATTCCATTGGTTGAGGAGGTGCTTTCTTAAATTCTTTAACCGTTTTTTTCATTCCTGAACCAAATATATCTCCTTCTTTCTCTCTTGTTTTCTTTGCTTTCCTATTAACTAACGCATCATAATATACACCTCCAACTGAATCCTTATTAGTCTTTTCATAATCCTTTCGTTTGTTTTCTAAATAATTTTTTGTTTTAAAATCAGCCATACCAATATAGCCTAAAGCAGTATCTTTTTCTGCTTGATTTAATTTATCGTAGTAGGGATTTATCTGTCTTAATTCATCCTCTAAAGAATCCTTTAAAGCAGAATCTGGATACCTTGATGGAGTCGCTACTACAGTTGATGCTACACTGGATGCTGGAGTTGATGCTACACTGGATGCTGGAGTTGAAATATAATCTCTTCCTGTGATTTGCTTATATCTTTTCAAATCTTTGTCTCTTTGAATAATCTGCGAATTACTTATTGCTGGATTATTTTGTATTTTATCTTCTAAATAGACTTGTTCTAAACTGTCTGCTTGTTCTTGTAATTCTTCTATTCTTAATTCTGTATCTTCTACTTCACTTTCAAACATCATTCTATTCATTGGGTCTGAAGTTGATTTTGCTAATTGGCGTAATCTTGGTAATACTCTTTGTAATTCAAATATTCTTGTTTCTACTTCTTTGAAATTACTTAAATCTAATTTTTTACTTGCTATTGCTGAAAGTGGAGAAAATGGTGGTGGAAATGGTGTTGGAGGTCCTGATGGACCACCTGAAGGAGGAGGACCACCTGAAGGAGGAGGACCACCTGAAGGAGGACCACCTGAAGGAGGAGAAGGCGGACCACCTGATGGACCACCTGAAGGAGGAGAAGGCGGAGGAGGAGGAGAAGGACCACCTGAAGGAGGAGGAATGGGACCTTTGGGCCATTCATTATTCACTATTCTATATACTACTGACTCATCTATACCATAACTAACTAAATTTTTAATTAATAATTCTGTTAAATCTCCTTTAGTTATAATTGTATAATTATCTCTATTAATTCTATCAATTAACAGTTCTAAAATAGAATCATTCATATATAATAATTTTGTAAATCTTACACTAGACTCATCATCACCACTTAATCTTCCCATATCAAGTTCTTCTAAAAATACATCATTAAGATTAGTTTTTGCCTCTTTCAATAATGGTAATAGAGTATTAACTTTAGTAATAAGTATATTTCTTTCAGTTGATGTTAAACGTGGATTTGCTATACCATTCATCATAATATTCCAATTAGTAATTAAAGGCATTAAACTTTCTGAAACATCTTTTCTAGGTTGATATTTACCACTTAATACTGTTTCATAATTATATAAATTATATACTTGTATTTTATTTGTTAATAATGCTTTTGATACATCCAATAATCTATCTATATTACTATTAATATCTAAAGAGGTTCCACTAGGAGTTTCATCTTCAGGTAATCCATATTTTAATACTTGTTGTTTTGTTCTTTCAAAGGCTACTTTATTCGCCATTAAATCTTCATCAACATATTCTCTATTTCTACGTAATCGTAAGTCCATTATATAATTATATAATATTTTATTAATTAATATTATATATTTATTTTAGTGAAATTATTATACTAGTGGGACAAGTGGGACAAGTGGGACAAGGTTTTGAAAAGTATTTCGTAAAAAAATTTAAAAAAAATTTTTTTTAAAAAAAATTCAAAGGTCCTAAAAATCCTGTCCCATTTGTCCCATTTGTCCCACGAGATGCGGGGAGAGACAAACGTTCAACATAAGGATTATTTTTTATAAGATTGTTTAGCAAGTGCCAATACATCCTTATATTTCATTGTAGGATTACTTGATTTAACACTGGCAACATGTGCTAACCAACCTTTAAGATGTGGTGGAACAACACCTTTAGGTGTTCGACCACCTGATAATCCTTTTCCCTTTTTAGCGCCACCACTTAATCCTTCGCCTTCTTTAACTCCCTCCGCTTTTTTATATTCTGCTACTCCTTTTAATTTACCTCCTTCCTTAACAATTGGCGCAACTTTTTTTCCACTATAAGATTGTTTAGCAAGTGCTAATACATCCTTATACTTCATTGTGGGATTACTTGATTTAACACTAGCAACATGTGCTAACCAACCTTTAAGATGTGGTGGAACAACACCTTTAGGTGTTCTACCCCCACTTAATCCCATACCACTCATTGAAGATGAAGGCATCGCCATAGTATTTACTAAGGTAGTTCCTTCCATTACATTTCTAGGCATTTCTTCTTCCAATGCCCCTCCAATTACTCTATCAAGACTTCTTGGTGTTTCATAGCCTGTATCTAAACCACCACCACTTAAACCCATTCCAGTTTGATTATCATACATAACATATCTTTTGTTAATATTATCAATCTGTTCGGCAATACTTCTATTATAGGGATTATTATAAGGCATCTATTATATATTAATATAATATAAAATTTCTATTAATATATATTTATTTATTTAAGAACGGCAACACAACATAAAATACTTCCTTCAGTAATAGCAGCACCAGAAAGATTTCTTACAGTAAAAACGTTAGCACCACCAACTTTCTTTCTAGAAAGAACAAGACCTCCAGCAGCAGCACCAGCACCAACTGATGCTAAAATAGTAGCAACATTATCAATAGATAAACCTAAAGCAACAGGAAGAGTCATTACACCAGATTCGGCGTTCGCTGCTAAATTAGCACCAGCACCATCAGTAATTAAAGCAACCTCAAAATTAACGAAACTTTCTCTACTAGCCATATTATATTATTAAATTAGATTTTATTTTTTACTTTTTCATTAATCTCATATCTTTCATTCCGCCGCTTAATCCATATCCAAAGGCACCAAGTGTTTGTCCCAAGGCTTGACTTCTAGGGTCGTTTATACCTAAGGCAACATTTTTAACAACAGGAAGGACTTTTCCTGCCACCGACTTCAAAGTATCCATGAAACTAGCACCCCCGACCATACGTTTAAATTCACTAAGACCATAAGATTCCATAGATGAGGCATCAAGCACGTCTTGCTTTGTTAAAATACCAGTGAAAGTAGATGAAGTGCCTCTTTCAGTAGCAAAGAGACCACTATTAATAGTAATAAGGACAACTTCAGCACCAGAAGCAAGATTATCACCTTGATTTTCAACTTCAAGACGGAATTGGAGATTGAAATTACCTAAGGACCCGCTAGCATAGAAATCTTCAGTAATATTAATATCTTTACCAAATTCGAGAACTAGGAAAGAACCAGCAGTTGGAACTTTTTGACCGTTTGGATTAACACCACCAGCATTAGCATAGCCAGAGAATTCAAACCAAGATTGATTTGAACCATTTTCAACTGAATATCTATAAAGGTCTTGTTGAGTAGCACTAGAGAGAATACCTGACTGATTGTTCCAGTTAATTGAAATACCTTTAATAGTAAGGAAATAATCAGCATCAGCATTGGATTGAAGCGATTGTGGTTTTCTAACAAAGACAACCAATTTATCAGGAATTTGATTAAGTTGAATAGAAGATGAGTTAATAGAAACACTAGCACCATTAGCAATAGCAGTGCTATAGTTGGTAATATAACGGGGCATTTCATAATAAGGAACAACATTTCTAGGAGGTAATAGGTCAGAAGGATGAGGTGTAAGGAAGTTGAAGATAAGTTCAGAATTAGCAAAACTTACAAGAGAAACAGTTTTAGCAACACCTTCATCAGCATAACGCCAAACTCTTTTAGCATCACCAATGTTAAATACAAAGTTCATATTTTGAACTCCATAGAAACCTTGATTATTGCTTTCGGGGTTAGCAAAAATGAAAGGAGAAAGAAGAAGAGGTTCGCAAACAGTAAATGAAACTCGGATAGTCTGGGCGGCACCAGTTGAAACTAATGGGGCATTTCCAGTAGCAACATCAATAATACTATCTAATACCCAAGAACCACGGTTCGACATATCATTATCAGAAGTATTAATCCAACTTCCTAAAGGATTGTTAATAGCACCAATAGCATCAGTATATTTAGCATAAGTATCAAACATAACTGGAGTAAGACCATTGTATCTTGCTAATTCACGTTTATCATTAAAACGGAGAATAGCAGGTAAAACATCACGCATGTTAATTGATACACTAGTATTGTTAATAGTTGCGGTCATAACTGAAGTTAGTTGATGAAGAGGGAAAGGAGATAGAGAATCCTTAACACCATAATTAACTAAGAAATTTCCAGCAGGGGCAGTTCCAACAATATCAATAGTAATTTTACTTCTCCACATTACTCTACGGTCAATAATAGTCTGTTCTGACGGAATCTGGATATTATATACATGGGAAGAAGTTGTTTCTGATACTGCTTTAAATTGCGATGAAGTCATGTTTGAACCGCCTTTAAGCACGGCATAGCCAACTGAATCAGAACATCTTAGACGATTGTCTTTTACGAGTATCTTGCGAAAATCTTGAGACATTATTTATATTATTAATTTAGATTTTAATTTTATTTAAAATAGTCTTTAAAGAAAATTAAATTGTTTTAGCATTTAATAAATCAATATGTTTCTTGGTTTCTTTATGCCTTGCTAAATGGTGTTTTGAAACTTCGCACCCACATTCACATTTTATTTTTTTATATCTTTCTTCCTTATGTTCTAAATCATATTCTTTCTGTTTTTTTAATCTTCTTTCCCTATTTTCTTCATTCCATTTTTTTTTATAATCATCCATTTTCTCTTTATGTTCTTCATAATAGTCTTTTGGTTTTCTACCTGCTATTCTTTGATTCACTGCTAATCCTTTTCCTATATATTCCCTTTGTAATTGTCCTTCTCGTCTCTCAAGTTCTGCTTTACAACTACAAGGATATAATTCTATTAACTCAATATATACATTATCTATACCATATTCTTCAAACATTTCAATACTACGAACTCCTCTACCACACCTATAATCTGCTTTATGCTTATTAAGTCTATTAGGTAGTGTATCAATAGTGCTACCGATATACACTTTATCACCTAAATGACTTCTGAGTGCGTATTGTTTTCCTTTTGAGTAGTCCCACGGCATTTTACAGACTTTCACATATTTATACTGACTTCTCTTTAAATCAATTTAAAGTCCAATTGAGAGGTTTCCAAAGTCCCTTCTTCTAAATAGTAATTTTACATTACCAGAACATCCACTATTTAAAATAAATGGATGTAAAATATTATAATTGTCTTTCCAATATACCGATAATTCAATAGATGATATTGGTGATGACCCATATAAATCCACAAACCTATATTCTGCCGTTGGTGTATATTGAATGTTTGGTCTAAAGGTATTATCAGGGGACATTGGGACCTCAAAGTCTGTAATTACAGGTGCTAAATTACTATTTTCTCCTGAATTAAAAAGATTTGTTGTATTAACACCAAATACTTTAGGATTTGATATATTACTACTAACAACTGGAAGTAAAGCAGTTGTA